CTCCTCTTTCCATAACGGCCCGAGCGGAATGTTATTAACCTTACGGTGTTTCTCGACCTGGACGAATAGATCCCAGTAGTCGCCACCGCGAATTGTCATCCGCGTTTCCGGTTGGAAATAGCGCATACCATCAGGAGGAATGGTGTGCTGATCAATAAGTTTCTGCATTGGCGTAAGCGAAACTGTTATCGTCTGCTATCATCGAATCATACTCGGCCTGCGCTTCTTTGAGCCATTCCGAATCCTCTCCGCGCATGATGTGACCGGCAATCGCTCCGAGTCTGCGCGCCAGTTCCACGCAGAAAGCAACCGCATCGCCGTAGTCCGGGCTTTTGTTGTAATGGGTCCGCAGCTCGTCTTTGGTCTCGACCCGGACCTTTTTATTGGCGATCTCCCACTTGCGCACGCAAAGCTCTCTAACCGCTTGCTCGGGCATGTTGCGCAAGGCATCGTTGACGGCAAATTCGCGCACGGCAAACATCAGCTCGCTTACTACCCGGTCGTACTCTTCGTTGCAGGGCTTGGGGTTAGCCGCAGACACTGGCCGTTCACTAACCTTGCCCGCTTCCTCGATTCCGACTACTGGACCCCATTCCCTCCGAAAGATTGAGAGTAAGCCTCCGCCTTCGCCACTGCTCCCGAGAGCAAAATGGTCAGGCGGAATGTTGAGAGCCTTACAGCGCTCGACGCACTGTTGCATGATCTGGTAGTGGACCTCCATCTCGTCCCGGACGGAAATTTGCAGTTCGACCGGCACGCCAAACTCGATCTGCCAGGTGTACTGGCCTTCGACCGGCGTCGGCAAGCGACCGAAGCGGAAGGGGAGAAAGACTTTCCGGTCACCGCCCTCATAGGATGGGTCGAGTGCCGCTCCTTGTGTAAAGCTCGTGTACCAGGTGGCCGGTTCAGTGACGTGTTTATTGCGGACAATAACCTCGTCTAAGACGGTTCGGGTGAAACCGACTGGCGGCCAAAAGCCGATTGACTGCGACCAGAAGCGCGGATCATCAGGGGTCTTATAGTAATCCAGCGCCGCGTTGATCTGCTCCTGGTTAATAAGGAATGGGAATTTTTTCCCTCCCTCTGGTTCGACAATCGCCGGGCTGCGTCGGCCATCGAAGAACACGCATAGGCCCCGTCCATGACTCGGACCACCGCGAGTCTGCCATTCCTCATCCTTATCGCAATCAACCGAGAGCCAGCCGTTGATAGGCTCACTGAATCGTCCGTGAGGATCTTCCCTGGATTCTGCGTTACCCAACAAGAGGCATTTGAATTCCGGGTTTTTAGCAAGATTGTCGCACGCCCTAAAAATTGCTTCGCGCGTGCCTTGAGCCTCGTCCACAACCAGTAGCACTCGTTCATTGTGGTAACCGATTAAGTTATGCATCGCCTCCTCGATCGGGCCATCCTCGATCGCCAGGCCATAGATGCCGTTCTTCATGTCGCCCTCGCGCCAGCGGATCATGTACTGGCTGTAAAGCGGCTCGCCGACGTAGCCGAAGTTTTCGTCAATTTTGGAATGATAATCCTGGACGTAGTACCAAAGACGCCGAGCTAACGCGCTGCGAGTAGTCGAAGCCATGATGACACTGGTCGCGTTGGGTTTTTCCAACCAGTAAACTAGGGCGAAAAGACTCGCGTTAGAGCTTTTGGCGCTGGCTGCCGGGCCGGTCCAGGTAATCCAATCGTAGCTGCAGAAAGAGCGCAGGGCGCGGTCGATCCACGAGTGCCAGACTAAATCCTGCGGCTGTCTCCAGAGCAGCTCGATGATGCGTTTGCGGTGGTAATAACGACCGCTAGCTACGCCCCGCCGCGCGCACCAGAAATGCTTGGACAGCTCGCTCCAATGCGCGGGGAATTTGAGCCCTTTAAAGCATTCATGCTCGGCCATGACTGCGCGCCAAATGTTTCGGTTCCCGTGATTGCCGTCCTCGACCGAACTCGGCCAAAAGGTATTGACCATCACGCAAAAACTCCATGAGCTTGATCCGGTCCTTTTCGGTTTTGATGACGTCTTTGATTAGCTGCAGGACGCTCTCAACGGTGTGCGTAGCTGGCAGCGTGTTAGCGACCGGACCCGGTTCCTCGGTATTGAAAACCTTGCGAATGATTTGGCCGGGATCAGGCTCGACCACGTTCCCGCTGCGCTGTGCGCGAAATAGCGTGATCAGCGCACCGAACTTGTCGGTGTGAAAGATGTTGGCAGCCGGGTCGATTTCCTTTTTGTATTCCTCCACCGTGGTAATCGGCCCGTGCTGCCAAGCGTGCTGCAGAAGCTTAGTCGCGTGCATCTTCGGGATGGTGTCCGGCGCTGCCCACACGTCCCAGGCAGAATCCCTGGCTTGCAAGAGCTTCGGAGCCAACTGGGCTGAGTTAGGCGGGTAGATCGCAATCCCGGTCATGTGCGCCGGGCAAAGCCCTGGCGTATCCGGCATGAAGCCGCCCATGAACGGCTTGCCGCAAGTTCGGTATTCTTCCTCCCAGGCATCGATCCAATGCGGTTTAAGCGGGATCGCGTCAGCCTCCATCCAGAAGACCGGCTCGGTGATTTTCCGCAGGGCCATCCACCATATAATCTGCTGGAAGCTTGCGTTGGGGCCTTGTGGCCAGCTTGAGATTTTGTGGCGATCGGTAAGCCGCAACACCTTCTTCCAAGCCTTGATGCCCTCGGGCAGCACTACGCTCTCCGGTACCAGGAGGACCAGCTCATGATTCTCCACACCGCCCAGTTCAGCTACCCAATCTAGCCAGATGGTGGCTAGCTCTAGCTGGTTGAGCGGTCCCGGCTGAATATGGCCCGGAATGCCCTTGTCCATATTGACGAACGAGGGCACTTCGCTAAAGGCAAGCGCGACTCTCACTTCTTCCTATTCCTTGCCTGTCTTTGCCGGTCGATGCGCGGATCGGCTCCCTTGATCCTGCCTTTGTTGGCGCTGGCGTAAAAGACCCGCTCACCCTTGTTCGGGCCATACTCCTTCTTCATCGCGGTCATGATTTTCTTACCTTTTTTGGTAAGCGGCATAAAGGACCTCTCTCTAGGTCAGCGCGGTGAGCGGAATCTCTGACTGGCCGTCAGTGAACAGGTTGAAAACCTGGCTGGTCTGGTTCGGATACTTAGGCGTAGTGACCGTCATGCTCTTATTGGGCAGCACGGTCGCCACCGTTCCCGCGTAGTTGAGTAGCGACCTCATGTCTTTGAACGCGACTGCAGCACCAGCGGCTAGTTTGTTAGCATCTTGAACTCTCATTGTAGTTAACTCCTTCCGATTGACGGGTATTTCCTGTGCACCGCCGCGCGGACCCTTTTCTTTTCCGCTGGACTACCATGCTGGCTGACTCGCGCCAGTGCGTTCCGGGCGTGACTTTTATCCTGGATCGGATACCCGTCCTTACCCGGCAGGGCAAAGCTCTTCTTCGGTAATCTTTTGCGTGCGGCTGCTGTTAGTTTGGCCATCTAGCCTCCTTATTTTTTGCGACGCATTTCCTTGGCTCTCCTCGCCTCGGTCATGCGTTCCTTGCGCGGCTCCTTGCGCTCTTCGCGCTTAGAGCCTTCTTTGGGTCGTCTGGCTGCCATTTGTTACTTTCGTATGATGATGCTCCGAATCGCTTGTTGGGGGCGAGAACCGCCAAAGGCAACGCGCGTCGGGGCTGGGGTTGTGATTTGTGTGAAGAGCGCATTGCCCGCTCCAAATGCGCCCAGCACTGGATCGAGGGTAATACGGTTGATCTCTTCGTCCGACTTGAAGCTGGGCGCTCTTGGCGGCGGGATCTCGCTCATTTTTCAAGCTCCCGTCTCCCGCGAGAGATGTGACCTTTGAACTCACTTGTGCTCATCGGTTCGACATCGGTCCGGGTGTTAGCTCCACGCATCGCCTTCGCATCATGCGGCACGGGGGTAGCCGTGTGACTTAACCGGGGCCACGCTCCGCCTCCTCTGGAGGAGGCAACGCCCTGTACTTTTCCTTTACCTTTCATTTTTGAAGAGCCCCGATAGTTTGGGGGGCCTCGGGGCCAGGGCCGGATTTTTTTGCGATCTGTGTTATGGGGTGAAAATTAATCCTCAGGTGGTGGTTCA